CAAGTAATCAACTAGGTTACCGCCAACATCATCGTCATCAAGCTCAAGCTCAACACTATCAGTAGGGCCTTCTTCAAAAAGTGGAAGATCCAACTCTTCTGGGCCATCATCACCATCAATCATTTAAACCTCCATTAAAATTTCGTGGCGTCTTTAACTGACTTCACATCAGTCGGATCAGTGATGACAGCCATGATGCGGTCATCAGGAATGAGCGCAACAGCTACACCACGATAGGAAACAGCAGTGGCTTCATAGCGAGGGATCATTACCCAATCGCCAACCTTGCACCAAGGCCCGCTGTCGTTGAACTTTTCGCCATTATAGGCTTCAGGTCCAAGTGCGCATACCAGTGCTGAGCAGGACTGATACTTCTCTTCAGCCTGTACACTGATCGGCCGGTAGAGGGTTACTGATTTGCCATCATCGGTTTCAACGACGCTCAGCTCGTCCGGCTCGACGTAGATCTTCAGCGCGACAAGGTAGCCGGCTGGCCGCATATCAAACGGCTTGCCAGTCATGGCTATAAATTGCTGATCAATCAACTCCTGCGCCAGACCTTCTTCGTGCGCCTCGACATGGCTCAAGCCTTGATTAGGCGGAAGCTTAATCCCTAATATGTTCTCACTCACCAGAAATTCTCCTTCTTTACTTGCTCCGGTATTTTATCGTCGTCAGGGTTATGCATTTTCCTGTAGACCTCGTTAATCACTGCAATCGCGTCCGTGTACGCACGCACAAGCGCATTCCCCTCAATGACCTGAAGGGCTATTTCTTCTGCTGTAGTGGCTGAGATGCGGCCATCGCTTGCATAAGCTGATGGCGTAAACCTTGCATTAAGGCTGTATTGCGCCGCGCGGTCGCGCTGTTCGCTAATTAATTCAACGCTTCTGCGTCTTATCTCTTCCGCTGACATTCTTTTGCTCCGGCAGTTTCCTGTAGTTGTTCGTCGCAGAGGCGAACTTTTGTTCTACCTTCTGCGATATATTCAACTTCTTAGCAAACTCTGGAGAATGTGCAACAGCAGACATCAATCTAAATTGTATTTTTAAACGGCCCTATTACTTGCCGCGTATCTTGTTCATAGCATGGATGATCTTGCCTTCAGGCGTCATCATTCCCTTACGAACTTTGCCGGCACCGCCCTGAGCAAACTTATCAGGCTTGCCGCCATTAGCGTACATCATGCCGCCGCCCATTTTCTTAACAGGCTTCTTCATACCCTTCATCGGCGAACCAATAGCGATCATGACAGCAAGACCGTTTGCCTTCGGCTTACCGCCCTTTTTCATGCCGCCCATTTCGGTGGCAAGCTTGCGGGCTGTGTCAGCGGAGGTTTGTACCTTGCCGCCTTCGGCGTAGATGTCTTGGTCGGGATAGTTCTCATAAGTCGCGCCGTAACGCTTTTTATTTTCTATACGCCGCTTAAGCTCTTCCATCTCACGCTTCAAACGCTGAGAGTCGCTCTCACCGGGACGCGGCTCAAAGCCACGGCGATATCCCGGCTTTGGAGGTACGGGCGCTTGGTAAGTAGAACCGCTGCCTTTTTTATCTGATTTGTTAGCCATCTTACTTGCCTTTCATCATGCCCTTGCGGACTTTACCTGCCCCACCTGCGGCTAACTTTTTAGGATCCTGTGGCCCCACAGTGATATCGCCGCGTCCCTTATAACCGCCTAATTTACCAGACCCAAAAGATATACCTGTACCGGTTTGGCGTTTTTCCTGTGGCCCCACAGTGATATCGCCACGCCCCTGATAGCCGGTTATTTTACCAGACCCAATAGATTGATTTGATAGAAAGCCGGGTGAACGAATAGCGTTAATAGGTGAAAAATTTGACTTAGCCTTATCTGCTTTAGCTGCTGCGGCAGCAGTGGCGGCAGCAGCTGCTTTTGCTGCAGCAGCTTTATCGGCAGCAGATTTAGTGGCAGCAGCTTTAGCAGCAGCAGCTTTAGCAGCAGCAGCGGCGGCAGAAGCATTTCCTGCGTTCGAACCAGACGCGCCTGAACCTGTACCAGTTACTACACGACCTGTACCTGCACGACCTTTACCAGTACCTGTAAGGCCTTCACTAGCGAAGTTCGTGCTATAGCTCTTACCTTCATAGGTGAAAGTTTTGCCTGCACCTAATTCTTTGCGGGCAGCCTTGAACGCTTCTCCACGGGTCTTCGGCTTAGCCGCAGTTTCCGCTGCTTTAGCTGGTTCCGCTGCTTTAGCTGTCATTGGCTTATCAGCAAAATACTTTTTAAAATCAGCTGCCATGTCGCGTCTTGTGATGCTCGCACCCTTGGTGCTACGAGCTTCTTTCAGAGTAGCTTCAGAGGCCTTCTCTGCAGCGCGTGTCGCGGTGCGATCACCCTTGGTACGCTTGGCGTAATCGTCAGCGGCATCAGCCTTACGCTGTTCGTACTTCGCCTTGGCAACGCCTTCGTTCTTACCCTTGGCAAGCGCGATCTTATAATCCTTCTCGATGTCTTTCATGCGACGGTCGCGAAGTAATTCGGCACGGCCACCATCCTTGAAGTTGCCAGCCTTGATGCGGGACATAACGCGCTTGGCGGTGTACTCGTTCGTCGCGCCACCCTGCTTCATCACAGGAGTGCCCTTGGCAGCAGCACGGGCGGCTGCGTCTCTCATAAGGCCAGTGAAGTCTTGCTCGGCTTTCATGGCGCGCTTGGCACCAGCATTAGCTTTGCCGCCAGACTTCATGCTGGACGAGTAACCCGTTGGTTTCTGTGGCATAACAAGGAGATCCATCACCCGCTGTTTGTCATAACGGCGTTCTAGCTCGTCTGAGCTTAGCGGCGTTTTTGGCTTTTTTTGTGGGGATGCCGGCGCTACTTTGCCGCCCATCTTATAACCGGGGCCCTCAGAGCGCATAGCACGGCCAAGAGTATCAGCTTCGCTCTGCGTGACCTTCGCCTTAGCTAGGCTCTCGCGGCGCTTGCGTTCTGCTTCACGCTCAGCCGCTGTCGGCTGTGGAGGCGTAGCCTTCTTTACAGCACCACCAACCTTATAGGTTGGGATAGGACGATCATTCGCGCGCTTCTGCAAAGCAGCCGCCGCATTCTTTGGATTAGGCAGAGCCTTAGAATTTTCAAAGAAAGTTTTACCAAAAGTAGCGCGTGCTTTGTCGCGTTGTGAGTCGTTAGCCATCTTAACCTCCAAAAGATCCTTGGTCTTGTTTCTGTAAATCCGCTGCAAGCTTCATAGCAGCAATTGTTTCCTTTGTCTCGCGATCTGCAGCTTCGCTTTCCGCGACCATCTTAGCCTTTTCCATTTCGACGTTGGCCTTGACCTGATCACTGACCGCCTTCTGCTGGACTTTTTCTGCTTCGATTTGAAGAAGCGGGTCAGGCTGCGGCTGCTGCTTGTACTGCGGCGCCAACTGCTGCATCGCTTGTGCGACCATCATCGCAAGCTGGTTTTCCATTTCCGGCGGCATTGGCGTACCCGGAGGCGGCAAAGGCTGACCGATCATCTGCTGGACTTGTACGCGCAGCTTGAGCGCCATGTGCTCATTGATGTGCGCCTGCAGATTTGGATTCTGCTCAGCAAGCGGCATATGCGATGCAATGTGTGCATCGTGATCCTGATACTCGCCAGCCTTGAGTGGGCCACCCATCATCGCTGTCTGGTTCTCAGTCAGCGGATCCATAGGCACGGGTACCTGAGCTTCCTTGTTCGGCAACAACAGTTCAACGCGCTGAGGATCAATCCCCATCTCGATGTACATCTGCCGGAAAGCTTCCTGCGTATTGTGTAGCTCAGGCGCCTGTGTCGCGAAACGCAACAGAGCTTCAGCCCGCATCATCCGCTGAGCGGAGCTGCTGATGTTCGGATCGCTGACTGGGATGACATCGACGTTGTTGTCAAAATCGTCGCGCATGATCGCCTTCGTTCCGCCCCGCACAGGGAACGGATACGGCACGTCGGGAAGATACTTGCCGAACAGATCGGCGATCAGCTTCAGTTCCTTGCCCAGAGATTTGTGCGCACGCTTGAGCGTTGCCGACTGCACGCGAGTCGCAGCTTCCATTAACGCTACCGTTGTTCCCACCGGCGCGTCCTGCCTCCCGTCACCAACAGCAATCTCAGCCGTGTTGGCCAGATTGCGCGCACCCTCATACGTCTCCTGCAGCAACTGCAGGGACACTGCTGACGGCTCCTTATAGGGCATCGTCATGATGGCGTTCTGGATCGGCAGGCCAGCTGTATCGATTTCGCGGAACTCAGTCGGGCCAATGCCGATGTTGTTGTCCTCGATACGCATACCCTTGACGCGCAGACCACCCGGGAAGTTATTCAGTGTACCAGCGTCAATAAGCTGGCGACGGATCGAAGTAGCCGTCTTGGCGCTGTTACCTAAAATATGGGCATAGCCCAGACCGTAGAAGCCAAGGCCCGGAATGAACTTGTAATGCACGAAATAGTCGCGCTTCTGGTAAGTCTCGTCGTCCTCGTCCCAGTTGCGGCGGATCGAAAGAACCTTCTTACTGTTCTCGTCAATAGTCACAATGTACGGTAGAGGAATATCGTCTTCGTTCTCAAAGCCCTTGAGATCGATGTCAGCGTAGATTTCGTAGATGTTGTATTCGTCTGTACCTTCAGCGCCCGGCTCAATGCCCTGCACCTTGTCCACCTGCGCCTGAACTTGATCAGCGTTGCTTAGGCTCTGCTGCGGATCACCCAGATCGATCTTACGGTACGCACCGCTCAACTGCGCCAGCTTGAGTTGCTTCTTCGTCATCTGAGTGACGTGCGCAAAACGCGACGATGTGCTCAGGTCTGTCGTGTTATACGACGTGATAAAATTCTTCGGCGTGACAAACCGCGCCACAGGACGGCCCAAGATCGGATCCTGATAGACCTTCTTGAACGTGCTTCCAACCAGACCAAGCCACATGAGCATCTGGTCGAACTCTTCGTAGTATTCCGGCGCCAATTCCGTAAGGTAAAGGTTCATCCAGTCCTGAACGCGCGACGCCTGCGCTTCCAAATCAGGGTTAGGAACCCCAATGACCTGCGTCTTCACCGGGCCAGCAGCCGGCATCAGCTCACCGCGCGCAGTCGCCTGCCAACGAATGACAGCTTCCGCCATCAGCGGATCGAACACACCACACGCACCGTTAAAGGGTGTGGTGCGGTCTTCAAACGTCAAGCCCAATAGCTCAATGCCGCG